GCTGGCTCATACGGTCATATGCTGACCCTTCATACCCAACCTCTACGCCCATATTGTCACTCTCGTGGTCATAGCAGAACAGAGGGTATTGAATTAATCTTTGACGAGGCACTGCAGGCAGTGACTTTAATTGGTATCCAGTAAATAGTGGACCCTTAGATGAATCAGTAGATGATCTAGTTAAAGTAAATTTAAAGCCTAGATACTCTTGTGCTCCTACTGGGTATGGAATACCAATCTCTTGAACTGTTCCCTCTTGTGCAAAGGAACCAATATTATATTCAGTATCATCATAGGCAATAGATGAGATGCTTAAAGCACCATCTGTAGTATCTATTCTAGGATTTAATAATTTAAACAACTTACCTTCAAGGGTATTGTAACGAACAAAACCTGTCTGTAGATATCCACTTGCTACCTTAGTAGCATTAGATTCAATCCAGATACCATCTCCTGGTACACCAAAGACAACTCTATCGGTAGCACCAAGGAAGTCTGCAGAGACAGGGTTAACAGTCTCACCACTTGCATAAAGATCCCAAGCATAAGCAAAGACTAAGCTGTTAGGAACTATAGGTTGTTGTAAATCAATACGAATTAGACCTGACTCAGTACCTTGTAAGGTTGTTACATAAGCAAATCTATCTTTAAAAGTTACGCTTTTGCACTCTGTATCTACTAGTAATGGTCCGTATTGAACATCACCATCAGCAGATAGCACTGCAATTCTTACACCTTTACTAGTACAAAGAACTCCGTAGAGACCAAGGTATACATCAAAGGCATTTAATATCTCACCCTCTGGTAGATCAACTACAACAGTAGGAGCGTTTAACTCTGGGAAACCTAGCGCATTAGTAGTAGCAGTATCTAATGTAATCTTATATAGAGATGATTGAGATCCAGCATAGCCACCAACATAGAAGGCAGCAGGTCCTTCAGATATGGTACTCCATATCCAAGATGGGTTTGGATGTTCATAAAGTGCAGTAGGTAAAGCGTGACCACCTGCAGTGGTTGCCTTGTTAGAATCTAATTCGTATAACTCTCTACCCACACCAGCAAGTAAACGTTGCTTTGCATAGCGCAATGCTACTGTGGTAACTGGACCATCAAGATCGTAGATATGACCATCAGATGTAGAGCCAAAGATATTACCTCTATGAAGTTTGTCATTATCTGCAGCAAAGTATCTAGTACCATCAGAGGTTAGAGCCATAAAATCAAGTGTGTGTGGAGCTGCTGTTAAGGTATAGGTAGTAATGGTGGGTGTATCACCACTCATAGTAAGTTTCTTTAGGTCAACTCCTTCAGTAAAGACAACTGCATCTACGTTATTAGCATTATCTCTAGCACCAAATAGGTATAGGTTAGTTGCTGTTGCAGTCCTAGCTCTAACAGTTGTATTAAGTAAAGTTACCTGTCCTTTAGTAAAGACATCACAACCTTTAGATTCTGTGTACTGGAAACGAAGTGACTCATCCTGTGCTGGTTCAAAGTATTTAATACCAGCGCCATAGTGGAATGATGACTGCGATCTAAACCACCAACCAGTAAGGGACTGTTCTCCAGCCTCACGGGTTTGGTCATACTGTTGCTTACGGTACTGGGCAGTTACTCTACGATATGGTGAATCATCAGTTGCCCCAATAAAGAATGGCAGACCGGCAATAGCCATATCGTAGTTAACACCAGTAGCTGAATAGTTAGTAGCACCAGATGGATTGGAAAGTACATACGGGATGCCCTCGGTGATATCAGAACCGTAACTCATTTAGACCTCCCGTGTATGTATCCAATTGTTAAACCGCAAATAAATCCTAGATAGGCTAGGAGTATTTCCATTGTTCTCCTTATAGAAGATTTACTAATGACCTCGTTCTGCCACTAGCAAGTTGTGTATAGACCTGAGTGGTTGCAACTGATGAGTGTCTCATTAGATCTCTAACGGCTAGTAAATCTCCGCCAGATTTTTCAAGCATATTGGTAGCAAAGTAGTGACGACAAGCGTGAAAGGTTTTCTTTGGAATACCTAAACGCTTCATCTCCAGTGAGCAGAGCTTGGTTAATCTGTTAGGTGTAACCGACCAGATCTTCCCAGAGGTCTCGTGCTTTAAGATTGTCTGAGCGACTATCTCAGCCACCGGTACAGATAGGTCTGTTCCGCCCTTACCTGCCACTCTAAGGATGTATCCATCATCTACCTTCTCTAGGTCTACCCCACGAAGGTTTGCCACCTCCATAGCCCGTAGGCCCGCTTTACAGCCTATTATGAACCAGTCTCTCATAGGCATATCAGCCTTAGTCATAACCAGTTCAGCCTCACCTGGTGTTAATGGATGAGGTAAGCCTCTGCCCTTACGGACATTAGGTAGATCAAGGTCAGCCATATTATCAATCAATCCCATCTTACGAAGAGATTTAAAGATACTGCGTACCCTCGCTGCATAGGTTCCCTTAGTGGAAGCAGCTTTAACTGTCATTACCAGTCGTTGCAGATCTTCAGTTGTAGCTACCTGTGGATGAACTCCTAGGCGTACTAGCAAGTTGAAGTCATTTCTAAACAGAGCATCAGCGAAGCCCTGAGTTTCATATCGGTCTTTTAGTTTTTCTTTTATGATTTCTAGCGGTATTTGTTCCATAGTCCTAGCAGTCTATATTCAGGATTATTCTTGTGTCAAGCAGAATCGTTAGCAATTGTGCCTGGAACAATCCCCATCGCAAGTATCGTAGCGGATTCGGCAGAAGCAACAGGCCTCAAGTGGGCGGCCCCTTCTGGTGGTTCATCATTTGTTGGTGCAAGTATTTACAATAATGCTAATCAAAGTATTAGCAACGCAACTTGGACTGTATTGAATTTTAATTCAGAAAATTTTGATACTAATGCGTTTCACGATAATTCAACCAATAATTCCAGAATAACAATTCCAAGCGGCAAAAATGGCAAATATTTGGTAACTATGAAAGGTCATTTTGCAGGTAACTCAACAGGTGATAGATATGTCAGTTTGGCAAAAAATGGTGCATCTGCTGGAGCGTGGAGATTAAGCGCAGTTTCAGGCGCATCCATAGGATTTGGGCAATCAGTTGTAATGGATTTAGTTGCAACAGATTATTTACAGTTAGAGGTTTATCAAGATTCAGGAGGATCATTAAATGCCATTGGTGCTGGTGTGCCACCTGAATATAATTTCCTTCAAGTAACTTATTTAGGAGCATAATATGGATTTATTTACACAAATTAAAGAAGCGTATCCTGACATTAGTAATAGTGAATTTGCCGAAGGCTCAATTCGTTTGCAAGATGATGGTGATGGAATTGCTTATATTGCCAAATGGGAATACAGCCAACCGATTCCACAGGGCTTAACACTAGGCAAACCTAGTACCTAAGCACAATCCTCTGAGATTGTTCTTGGAGGATAGCTGGTTTTGTAGCGGATTCTGCTCAGGCTACTGGTTTAAAATGGCAAGCACCAGCAGCAGGTGCAGGATTAACCCTAATTGACGAAGTTTCATTTACATCATCTGCTACCATAAATGTTGATAACATTTTTTCATCAACATATAAAAATTACAGATTAATGATAGTTTGGAAAAATGTTAGTGATAATCAGGCTGAAACTTGTAGAGTAAAAATGAGGGCAAGTGGAAGTTCAACATCTGCTGGTTATGAATCACAAGAAATTTATGCCTCCGGCACAACAATTGGAACTCGTGCCAATTTTTCAGGAACGGATGAGTGGTATTTCTTGGGAATAAGTGGAAATGATCGTGGAAATTCTGCTAATTGGTTTGATTTATTATCTCCAAATCAATCATCATATACTAATTTTTATTCCCTTGGAGGCAATCAAATAGAAGCAACGGGCAGAATGAATATTGGTATATTTAATGGTTGTTTGACTGATACAACTGCTTATGATGGGATAAGTCTATTAAGTCCACTTAATATGACAGGGACACTTTTTGTTTATGGATACGCTAAGGAGTAATGATGGAATTAAAAGTCACCGAATATAATGGATTAACAAAAGAAATTATTGAGCGACCATTTAACGCTGATGAAATTGCTGAATACGAGGAAACAAAAGCCAAGTTTGCAGCAATTAAAGCCGAAGCCGAATTAAAGGCTCAGGCGAAGGCAGCATTACTTGAGCGCTTGGGTTTGACCCAAGAGGAGTTCAATACCCTCACAGCATAATCTTGAGGGATTGTGCCTAGGCAAGAAGTAGCCTTGCCTCATCCTCTGTAATTCCAAGCCGTTCTAGCAGGGCTGCCTTTTGGGTGGCCTTTGCTTCGGCTTGTGCTAATTTTGCTTTA